ATGCACGGCAGTATCGTAGGCTATGTCAGCATTAGAACTGGTTTCGATATTGCGCATCAGCCCGTTTAATACCTCGGCTGTGGCAGGATCTGAATTGTTATCTACTGGACGAAAACGGATTGCTGGCTTGTTCTGACGTGCATCATTAACAAGTTGGCGAATATAAGCAGGGAGTTTATTGACTGTAATGCATGGACGGGATTCGTTTCGCCTTTCCTCGACGGCTTTATCGTCCCATTGATGGTCACCGCCAAGAAGGGCGAATTTGATATCTTTAAGCGCGAGCTCGCGGTTATCTCTTGAAACTTCAACGGCCAGTTTGAATTTTTCCCTGGCCTGCTCGATGAGGTCTTTATCTTCCAATCAGCGCCTCCCGGCGGTAGATTATCGTATTGTTATGTTTTATAACTATTTATTCGTTTATTGTCAACCAATATTTAGTATACGTAATAATTTGTCTTAGCTCATCCACGATCCGCCTGTTGAATAGGCTCTTTCTCGCTGTTTTGGTTTCTCGAAAAGATCTTCTACGACCACAGCCATCATGGAAATTGCGTCGGACGCGTGACTAGAAAAATCATGCTCAGGCCCCAATCCAATGCCCCTAACCTCGTCTCTTTTCTCATGATACCAACCTAATGCATCAATGCCGCCCTTTGTAGTTTCCTCATTGAACCAGCATGAGCCGAACCATCGCCGCATTGCCTCTATACGCATCATAGCAGCGCCCTTACCCTGATTAGGCACCACTTCAACGTTATAACCTGCTGCCTCGAATGCCGATTGATACGACACCGCGTAAACCCGATCATTCTGCGCACCATCATGCGGCAACCACATTTGCGCTTTGCCGGGTGAGTAACCGCGTGATCTCATCCATTCCAGATGCGCGCCGATTGGCTGTCCAACAGATTCGTAGTAATCAAGGACAAGAATCTCTTTGCCGCGGATCTGACATGCCCAAATTGCGAATGCATCTGACTTTGCGCCAGTGCCCCCGATATCAACAAACAACCTGATGGTTAACAATGGATCAGCAGATACTCTCCCAATCCTGCCCTGCTTCTTGGCCTCCGCTATTTCTCGCGCAAAGTATGCGCCCGCATTAACAGTTGCATAACCACCTTCCCAGATATGATCGTATTGCTCTGGATTATCACGCAAGCAGTCCATGCGCTCTTGATTGAGTACCGCAGGAAAGAAAGGATTGTCCGACCAGTTTGCACGTACAACAACCGCACCAGTAGGTAATGTCGCACCTCGCAGCATTTCATCAACAGGATCTGTTTTTCTGCGAGGATTCCATGAAAACCAAAGTTCAGAGTCTTTGACCCGAATGGTAGGGCGAAGTAATGATAAGGATCTGGCTGACAGTGTTTGCGCCTCTTCTACCCAGGCTCGATTGAAACCTTCCAATGACTTTATAGATTCGGCATTGTGGTCTTGCATGCCCTGAAATGTAATAACGCCATCGCCCGGTGTTTGGATGACCTCATTGTATATTTTGAATCCCTCAGCCTCGCCTAGCCTGAATGCTGACAGCTTATCTTCGATTAAACGCTTGGAGGATTCCTTGAGCGTTCTTTGAATTTCACGGATGCAAACTGCACGAGTACCGCGCTCGTAAAGACAATCTTCTATTAATTTTTCAGCAAAGAAGTGTGATTTTCCAGAACCGCGGCTTCCCCATATACCTTTATACCTTGCCGGATAGAGCAATGGTTTAAAAACTCTGGCAGTTTCAATACGAATCGTCGCCATTGGCAGGGTCAATAATCTCGCGCACAACTTTATGCTCTATGGGGCCGCCACCGCGCCCGGTTAGTTCAGTTTTATTGACGTAATAGCCAAGAACCTTACCAACAAGCTCTTCCGCCTTGATTGATGCTTCTACTTTATCTAGTGATTCACCATGCTTAGAAAGTTCCATCAAACGGGCAATGTGCTGCTCCAATGTTCTGCCGACCCGCTCTGCTATTGGTTTTCGTAGATGTTCAATCCTCAAGGAGATATCAAGGCCTTGCATTAATTCATACGCTTGCTGATTAACGCACTCTGGCTTAGTATCAACCCCAACCTCATAAGCAGATCTATAAGCATCGCTCTGATTCATGCCTTTAATGATGCACTGACAGAATTTCTCTTGCTTAGGAGTTAGCGCCATTATTCAATTTCTTGCAGTAGCATCTTTCGGTTGAGTCATCAAGTCTATAACTCATGTTATACGTTAATAATAGCGCCCCTATAATAACTGATGCGATTATAAGAACGCCTATCAAGTTAATGCGACTCTCTACCAGCACTGAGTGAACATACCAATTTGAGTACATGTAGTCTGCATTCTAACGGGCTGGTTGTATCCAAAGCCGCCACCGCCCATCAGTCTTGCACCGTTTTCCAGCATGATGCGTGAATTTTCCAGTTGTGCTGATCTGTCTGCAAGGTCTGCTGCATCATGTGCAGGAATAGAGTTTATAACGCTAGTCATGATTTGTTGATACTGTTCAGATGTTATTTTTCCTGATTCTCTATCAATTTTAGCCTGTTCCATAATCATTTGACGCTCTTGATATCTGCTTATGCCATTTGTTGATGCACAGCCTGTTATCGTTAATAATACTATGAATATCAATAAAGTTTTCATGTTTTCTCATTAATTAAGTATTGAGACATTATTTTATATCTCATTACATTAACGTATTATCAAGAATAGACTTTAATTTACCCCTCAAATTCAATTGATATTTCCAGGCCATTTTCTTGAAGTATGAAAAACGGCCAATATGCGTATGTCTTTGTCTGTTATCTGATAGATGATGATGTACGGAAGATCATTCAATACTAACTTGCGTGTAGTAAGCACCCGTCCTTGCCGACCAGCCCCAGGGTAACGTGATAGATTATCTGCTGCTGCTTTTATGCTGTTTAAAACGTTATTGGCTGTACTGCCATCGGATTGCGCATAATAATCACCAATAGCTTTTAGGTGTCTACGCGCAATACCAGACCATATAACATCGTTCATTATTTGAATTCAGCGATCATTGCATCAATTTCTTCACTTGAATGAAATACCGCATTTTCACTTGAAGCAATTTCCAGCGCTTCTTCAATCCGTTTTGTTTGCCAGTCGTAAATATCCAGATAATTGTCTATTGCCTGGTTGACTATCCAGTTTCGCGAGCGATCATAGTTCTCCGCAATAGCATCAAGTTTTGTTTGTTTGCCTGGTTCAACTATTACGCTCATACGCCCTGTTTCACTTACCATTTTATGACCTCACGTCAAATGTAATCATAGTTAATACTGGCATAAACAAAAGGTATTAGCAATCAACGTTACTTATTACTATTACATTCTTCAGATCCTGGCGAATCCTGACAATTATTCTGTCCTGATTTTCCGATCTGTTTTGTACTGGCAAAGCAACCGGCCATGTAAATCGTGGCATAGCATCCATTTGCCATGGACATACATCCTGATAGGATTGCATACGTACATATGAATATCAGTATTCTTGTTGGCCTTTTTGCTGAGAATTGTATGTTCAATTAATTATTTTTTATCGTTGGCACCGATTTGCAACGCCAAGTGTGCAATGTAGCCTGATCTTGATTCGCCTGCCGATTTTGCCAGCGTATCAATGCGCCTGAGAACTCTGGCTGGTAGCGATATGTTGATGCGCTCAGATTTGTCGGATAGTTCGGCCAAATCAATCGTAACAACTCCCCATATCCACCCCGCATAATCAGGATTTAATTGATGATCATTGATTGTTTTAGGATCTGGCACATTACCACCATCATCTATTACGGTTTCTAACCACAATTCTATTGCCTCTTTTGCGCTGTCCATGGCTTCATCTAATGAATCAGCAGCAGAAAAACAGCCCGGTAGATCCGGCACAACCACGCCATAGGCGTATCTATTGTTACCTGGCTCTATTACTATTGGATATCGCATATTATTTCAACCCTGCCTGTTTGAGTAGTGCATTAGCAAGTCCTGCGCCTAAATCCTTTTTTGGATGCGGAACGCTGATATGACCGGGTTTATCTGGATGTATAAAGATATGGTGAGATCCTTTCACACATCTAACCTTCCATCCTTCTTGTTGCAACATCCTGATTATATCCTTGCTGTTCATTTGTGTATTTTACACAACATCAGACTAACTTCAAACAAACTAATGGCTTAAATAAAAAAACCCCAGGGATTAGCTGGGGTTTTAACTTGCAGTACTACTTGTTCGTAGGTAACGGTGTTTCAAGGAGCATTCCAACGCATTGGAAGAATAATTATAAATCAATCTACTTTGATTGTAATGATATTTTTTCACCATTAATGCACAGTAGTATCGTTTATTCTGCATTGCTCCCACCCACAAGCGAAAACAAAAAAAAGTGTATTGATACTGCCATCTGTTAATTTTGAGATTTCATCTGGTAGAACCAATTCCAGGCCGTTATTAACAAAATAGTCAAACCCATTTATCATGCACTGGAATGTCTCAATACCATACACATCAACATATTGTTTATATTCGTGTACCAGCATGGTTATTTGTTCGTCACTCAACGCAAATTGATTTTTAATCATTTATGCATACCGGCGAATATTGTCTATATTACTGTCACTCAAACAAAGAACATTAGATTTACCTAGTTTTGATAGTTTTCCACTTTTCAGATAAGCAGTGGCGCTTACCCATATTTCAAAATCCCTTGTTGCTCTACCATAATGCGTATTAAGAACAAATTCTAATGAATCAAATTGAAATGGTCTTTTCCAAAACGAATTTCCTATAATTATTTTTGTATCTCTATGTATACCTTGTTTGTGTAAATGTGCTTCGTAATGATGCTTCAAAGCGTCTGCATACGCATACAGCGCCCCTGCTGCCCTGGCATCCGTCAAGATCATTTCTTGTTTAAGTGCATTCAGGAATTCTTCTTCCTCCATCACGCCGCCCCCATATCCAGTTCGCGCACGATCACAATAACCCCTGGCGTTTCCGCATAACGCTTCTTTTGACTAGCCTCAATAACTTGCCTATCATCAAGCCATACAACGCCATTCATTCCATCAAATATTCCTTTAATCACGTTATCAATGTCTGGTTTCTTTGTTACCGCTATCTCGCCTCGCGCAGCTGCCGCCTGACGTTTTTTCGACCATGAAGCAGGAATTGATACCCTGATATCCAAATCCACCGATACCGCGCCCATGATCAATTTCCTGCCCATCATGGCGACCATGGCCGTATGTGCAATCAATCCCTCATAACTGACGGTCTTTTGTGGCGTGTAAATCGTAATGAATTTTCCCTTTTTCGCAGCTCTTGGCCGTTCTTTGCCGAATGGCTGACCTGGTACTGTGAATTGCAGTTCTGTGGTCATTGTTTAATTTTTGGATCGTGAACCGGACAATCTGCCGTGTACCAAAACTGCGGCTTAGGATCTTTGCCCATCAATACGCCCCTGCCGTGATGGTTATCTATAACAGGGCATATGCACCCTTGCTTGATCGCTTCTTCAGTACCTGGATTCGGTATGGTCATGATTTCTTGACCTCTCGCCACGCCTCATCTGTGTAGTAAGTCCACTCAACATCCTGAACTATTGCCGATGCCCGATTTTTATTCACGATTGTTCCAGACACGTAAATTGGCGTATCAGCGTAATCACTGCGGCATATCACTTTTGTTGAGTCATCTGGCGGCATACGTTCCAGGCATTTAATCCAGTTGATTACCATCTGATTTTTTATCCATCATTGGTTGTATGTAAGTTTCCCAACATTCTGAAAACACCAGACTTCCGTATGGTTCATATCCTTGTTCTATCATTTCATTAACTCGTTTTACCAAATCCGTTATTTGCGCTGATTCAATTAGTATGTATTTCATTTTCCTAGCATTTGCCCAAGCATGAAATGCAATTGTTCAGCCATGGCCTGACTTTTGATCGCAATATCGCCGTTTATCTCGTCGTTGGTAATCATGGTCAACCGGC